GTCCTGGGCCTCGGTCCACGTGAAGGTGAGGGCCGCGACATCCAGGGTGGGGGTACGGAAGAACCGCAGGCCGCCACGGTTGAGCTGGACCTCGGGCGCGTCCCAGAGCATGTCCGGGCACGCCACGTCGGCGATGTCGTACACGGTCTCGGACGGGGCACACCAGCCGCCGGACGCCACCAGGTCACCCTGCGGCAGACGGTGCTGGTTCGCGGCCCGCAGGATGGCCGTGGTGCCCTCGGCCACGCCGGACGAGTCCTTGACGATCAGGTCGTCCGGGAAGGGGATGCGGTAGGACGCCACCATGCCGGTTCCGCCGCCCGCGGTGCGCAGGCCGATGGCCCGGCGCATCGCGCCTTCCACCACGTTGTCGAGATCGACCACCTGGCCGGGGCGGTAGCCCGGAACGTCGACCGAGGCGACGATCTCGATACCGTCGGCCGACTCGGCGGGCAGGAAGCGGGCCAGCCCGGTGCTGGCACCGGCGGCCTTCGCGCGGACGGCGGACAGGTTCAGCGCCCGGCGGCTGGACGCGGTGACCACGGCGGTCGGCTCGATGACCTCGGACTCGGCGACGACCGTCTCGGCCTCGGCGACGACCGTCTCGGCCTCGGCCGCCTCGGTGTCCTCGGCGAACACCTCGGCGGTCAGCGCGTCGATCTCGGCGGCGGCGGCCTCGGCCGCGGTGATGCGGGCGGCCTGCTCGTCCTTCAGGGCCTGGATGGACGCCTTCAGCGACCGCAGGTTCGGGATCGTCTGCGCCGTGACGGTGGTGGTCACGGACTCGGCCTTGAAGGCGCGGACCGCGGCGGCCAGGTTCTCTTCGAGAGCGTCATCCGACAGACGCGTGACGTCCTCGGGCAGCTCGTACATGTCGGCCATGGGTCGGCCTGTCCTTTCGTCAAGGGGCTGACCCGGCCTACCGCCAGCGGCGCACACGGTCATGATAGCCGTTGCACGCCGCTGGTGGCGGCCAGGTCGGTCGGGGGTGGCTAAGCGCTCTGGCCGGGGGACAGGATGCGCGCGTCGGCGAACCTCGCGGCCACGGTGCTGGCGGCCTGCTCGCTGGTCGACTCGTAGACCTGGCGGGGGCCGACCATCACGCGGTAGGTACCGCTCGCGGCGACCGCACCGGCCGCCGCGCTGCGGCCCTTGTTACAGGCGCAACCCACGTAGTCACTTCCCTTCGGTGGTGTCCGTGTCCATCGTAGCCGCCATGGAACGCAGCTCGGCCAGCTCGGCCAGCTCGGCGGCCTTGCGCTGCTCGCGGGCGTCCAGAGCCGTGACCAGGCTGGCGGCCAGCTGCTCGTAGTCGATGCCGGACCAGCTGGGCGCTGCGTGCTCATCCCGGCGGTGCTGCGCCTCGGTCTCGATCGCCGCGTTCACCTCGGCCCGCATGGCGGCGGCGGTCAGCGCCATCTGGCCGCGGTCGACCACGGCCGAGGCGAGCAGCGCGGACGGGTGACCGGGCACCGGGACGGACAGGACGGCACCGAGCTTCCAGCGGCCGTTGGCCGCCCGCTTCATGTGGTAGCTGGGCTGGCACGCGTTGAAGACCTCACGGTCCCACTCGCTCAGCCACGGGGCCGCAGCGCCCGAGAACCACATGCCGCGCTCGTTCATCCCGACGGTGATGATGCCCGCCACCGTCCGGGTGTCATCGAACTGGCACGCGGCGGTCTCACACTCGGCGCCGTCGCGGTGGTGACCGGCGTTCATCGTGAAGGCGCCGACCTTGACCACGGTCCCGTCGTCCAGCACCTTGCGCTGGCGCAGGAACTCGGTCGTGTCGATCTTGCCGAGGTCGTTGATGACGATCCGCTTGGCGTAGCCCGCGTGGGGCACGTCGGCCTGGGCCACCCACCCGAAGATGCGGCCGCCCTCGTAGTTGACGCCCGGTCCGCCCGGCGGCAGCTCGGCCGCGGTCGGCTCGCGGAACCAGGCCGCGGGCATCGGGGGCAGCGTCTCGACCGCTTCCCACGCGCTGGCCAGCATCCGGTCCATGTCCTCACCACCGGTCTCTTCGTCCACGTGGGCCCGCACCTCGGCGAGCCGGTTGATCACGTCGTCCAGCTGGTCGGCCGGAATGTCGACCCCGCCGCGGGCGCCCTCTGCGGCGGCCTGAGCGGCGAACACGCCGCGCGGGATGATGGTCAGCTCGCCGTCAACCACGTCCGTGTAGCCCAGCTTGTAGGCCGCCTTCGTGGCCGGGTCGGCATCGTCGTCCCGGTAGGCGTAGGCCTGCGCGAGCTTGTCGGTGTCACCGTCGGCCCAGTCGAAGACGCGCGCCGTCGCGGCGTCCCCGTCCCACGGGACGTCGCGCCCGGCAACCGGAAGGTCGACCGCCCCGGTCACTGACGCGACCAGATCGGCGGCGGCCGCGATGCGGTCGTCTTCCATCACGTGATCGGCACGGGCACTGGACGTGCTGTCCGTGTACAGGCCGCGGGTCAGTCGCACAACTTCACCCCTACTCGCGGCCAGCGACAGGATGCGCTGGACCGCACGGATCGGAATCTTCAGGAACTGCGCGATACGGGCCGGGCCCGCCGGTGCCTTGCTGCGCCGCACGTGGCGCAGCACGCGGTCATAGTCCGTTGCAGTCGTTGCAGCTTTGCGGCCGTTCCACCCGGCCGCCGCAACGTCGTCCGTTGCGGCCGCGAACAGCGTTGCGTCGTCCAGCACGATGCGCGCGTTGGCGTACGCGGGGATCGTGACCAGCGTTGCGCCCCGCACCCGGCCGCGGGTGATGCGCATGAGGTAGTCACCGGCGCACTGCTTGTCGACCACCTGGCCGCCGGTGCCGGGGTCGCCCGCCGCCGCCGAGACGTCGTCCGTGTCGAAGGCCGCCCGCGGTACCCGGCCGTCCGGGCCGACCGTGAAGGTGACGTGGATCGACTCGGTAACGGTGGACGTGGCACCGGCGGTCATCGTGCGGGCCATCTCGCCCCGCAGAAAGAACCCGCCGTCGGGCGAGGGAAGGACCGAGGCGCGCAGCAGCCGGGCCCGGTAGACCAGGTTGCCCGCGGGGTTCCCGTCGCCCTTGTCGGTGGCATCGACCATCTCGATGTCCACGTCATCCAGGTCGACCGAGACGCCGAGCGGCGCGCCCTGACCCAGCAGCATGGCCGCCTCGCAGCCCTGTTCCTGCGTGAGGTACAGGACGCCGTCCGCGGTGATGCGGTCCCCGTCCCGGCCCATCGTGGCGATGGCACCGGCGAGCGCCGCGTCATCGTGGCTGTCGAAGTTCTCGTTCGCCATCAGCGGCCACGGGCCCTCGCCGTCCCAGTACAGGGCGCCCGGCGAGAACACCCGGCCGTCGCCCGTCTGCTGGTTCTCGAACGCCAGCGCGGTGTCCCCCGGCGTGGACCAGGTAGCGACCACCGGAACGGTAGCGTCCGGCATCGCCACCTCGGCCTGGTACGGCGCGTCCAGTTCGCCCGCCAGCGGGATGTCAAAGTTCTCGCCCGCGAAGGCGATGCGGATGCGGTCGTAGGTCACGGGGCCGCAGCGCTCGGCCAGCTGCTCGGACAGGTTGTCGGCGCTGTAGGCCGCTGCGATGTGGGGTGCCCACGGCGAGTACTGGGCCGGAAGCACCGGGTCGCTGTGCCCGTCTTCCAGGGCCCAGGTGACTTCCTGCCAGGCCGAGCGCAGGCTGGTGCTGACCTCGTCCATGCTGTCGCCGATGTTCCACACCCACACCGGGCTGTCGCCCTGGGGGTTCCAGTGGGCCGCACCGAAGGCGCGGGCCTGGATGGGGCCGAGCCACTCGGCGGCGGCGGACACCCGGCGGATCACGTCGGCCCTGGCATCCTCGTTCCAGTCGGCCGCCTCACCCAGGTAGTACAGCGTCGTGTGCAGCTCGGACGCCACCTCGCCGTCGTCCAGTGCGAGGCGGGCGGCATCGGCCTCGCTCGGCACCAGCGCGATCATCGCCCCGCTGTGCTCGGTGTCCGTCATGCTTGCAGTCCTTTCCTGGGGTGGCGCCGCGGTCTTCATGATGCACCGGCAGTTTACCGTCAGGTCGGCAGGGGCCAGCGGATCGCCCGGGTAGCGCATCTCGGTACCGCCCACGTCGAACGGGTCGCTCAGCAGGCGCAGCTGACCGTTGGCCTCGGCGTGCGCGTGGCGGACCCTCTCATCGTTGCGGGTCAGCCACTGCTTGACGAGCACGTGCTCGCCATCCCGGACCGCCGCCTCGCCCGCCGCCTGAACGCCCGCGTTGAACGCGCGCGTCGCCTCGGTCATGGCGATGCGCTCGGCCCGGACGGGACCGAGCTGGACGCCGGTGCGGTCGAAGGTTTCGAGCAGCCGGGCCTTCAGTTCGTCCAGCGAGTCGCCCGCGTTGACGCCGTCGGACAGCGTCTGCACGGCGGCCTCGGCCATGCGGTCGCCGACCTCATCGAGCAAGACCTTGACGGCCTCGGTGTACGGCTTCAGCAGCTCGTCCACCTGGTCGGCCGGGACCGGCGAGCCCACGTCCGCTTCGACCACCTGGCGTGCCCGGCCGGTGATGACGCGCAGCGCTCGCTGGATGGACGGGACGCGCCGCTTCCACATGTCCCGGATGGACGAGACGCTGAAGGCCGCCGCTACCAGCTCGGTGGCGTCGTCAAGCTGCCGGGCGAACTCACCCCCGGTGGCGTCCAGCTCGGCCTGAATGACGGGCACCAGGTCGGCTTCGAGCTGTTCGAGCAGGGATTCCAGCTCGGCGTCCGTCAGCGGCTCGGCGGGGGTGCTCATGCCGAGTCCAGCCGCAGCTGCGCCAGCAGCCGGGGCACGTTGTCGAAGGCGTGCGGCTGGCCGGTGCGCAGCAGCGCCGTCACGTACCCGTTCAGGGCCGAGGCCAGGGCCACCGGGTCGACGCCGTAGCGGGCGGCCACCACGGGCACGCGGGACCACGCGTCGTCCAGCAGGCGGAAGGCTTCGACGTCCTCATCGTGGCGGGTCGGGTACTTCTCGTGAAGCGTCGCCGTGGCAAGCATCTGGCGGGCCGTAGCCCGGTGCGGCCGGGGGACGATCGGGGTCAGCAGCATCTTGCGTCCGGCCACGGCCAGGGCCGACCAGATCATGCCGTCGACGGCCTCGGCCAGGGCGGCTTCCGTCCCCGCCGTGAAGCTGTCGAGAACGGCGCTGGACGACGCCAGCGCGGACTGCTGGGGGTTGGCCGTACCCGGCTCGGCCGGGGGCGCCTGAGTCTCGCTCACGGGCAGCGTGGTCCCTTCGCTAACGGCGGTGGTGACCGCCTCGCCGACGCCCGGTGCGTCGGCCTCGGTGAAGCCCAGCTCACGGCGCGCGGCCGGGCCGCTGATCAGCCCGAGCTTGTAGGCTTCGAGCGCGCTGGCGCCCTTGTTGCTGGACGACCGCAGGCCGCTCGTGTCGTACCAGACCAGGATATCTGCAGCGTCCTCGGCGCCCTCGGCTTCCAGGATGGGCTGCAGCCACTGCGTGGTGAGGGCCGCGCAGTACAGCCCGAGGCGGGGCTCGGCGCCCATGCGCAGTGCCTCTGCGGTGATGGCCCACGCACCCCAGTGGGACGCGTCCCCGAGGCCCATCAGGATCTCGGCCGGGACGTCGGCGCCGGTGGCGAACCGGCGGATAGCTTCGTCCCGCAGCTGGATCGCCATGGCGTCGAACTCGGAAGAGAACTGCAGCCACTTCACGTCGCCGATGACGTCGGCCGGAAGTTCGAGCACGATGGGCACGGTGGCCGCCGCGGACTCGGGCTCGCGGATGGCAGTCGACGCCACTTCGATGAACGTGTCCAGCAGGCTGTCTTCGGCCTGGTCCTGCCCCGGCTGGACC